GGGGTTAATTCCCCCGAAGGCCGCCTTGCGCGGCCTTTTTGCGTTGAGGCGCTGTCAGGCCGCGGACGTCCTACACTCGCGAGCATTGCCGGGACTGCCTCACCCCATTGCCTGGCGCTGCCTCCTCTCGGCGACGGGCGATCAAGCGGCCACCTCCCTTCGGGTTGAGGTGGCCGCTTCTTGTTGAAGACTGGGCGGTCAGCCCTTGGAGAAGTCAAATGTCAGATCTGGAAATGCTGCCTTCTTCACCTCGTCCGCTTTAAACTGCGCCACCCGTTGAATCACCTTATGCGCTAGCTCAAGAGCTTGCTCGTTCACTTGATCAAAGGTCATGGATGAATTGCCGGGTATGGCAAACTCAACGTGGACAACAGGACCGTTCGTGTTTTCCTTACGACCGGAGAGGCTGAAACTCACGTTGAGGCCGATCATTTCGTCACCGCCCGGCCTGCTTGGATTGATCAAACCCAAATCCACGGAGGCAAGATGCCTATCAGAATAGTCCATTCGATTCTCCCTTAAGTTGTCGATCCTGATCTGTGCATTTTTGGGTAATGAGTTCAAGCTGGTAGCGAACGATTATGCTGACTAGTCACGCAAGTGCTTCGCTCAATGCACGATCAGCATGGCACCGCCTTTATGATACTGCCCGGTGGAAGCGCCTTCGCGAACAGCAATTGAGGGCAGAGCCCCTGTGCCGGTTCTGTCTCGAGGTTGAAGAAGTCACAGCAGCGGATACGGTGGACCACATAAAGGCCCACAAGGGCAGCGTTGAACTGTTCTTCGAGCCATCAAACCTCCAGTCGCTGTGCAAAAGCTGTCACGACACTCACAAGCGACGCATGGAGCGCGGCAAGGATGTCATCCGGTTTTCGACCGACGGCTGGCCCATCTGACGGGAGGGGTGGGTCGGATCGCTCGGACGGTGCCGAACGCCCTACCTGCGGCCCACCACAACGCACGCATCTGCAATTCAGAATATGACCCCATCGGAGGCTCGCTCATATGCCAAGACCGAGGAGCCCGCTCGGCAAGGCAAAGACCGAGGGGCGTGAGAAGATAAACGCTGGTCGTTTCAACGGTCGCAAAGAGCCGAAGGCCAACGGACCTCTCGGCGCTCCGCCCTCGTGGATTAAAGACAGCGAGGGCTGCAAGGCCAAGGCCGCCTGGCTGCTGTTTCATAAAGAATTGCCTTGGCTCAACCAGTCGCACCGTACCCTCGTGGGTATGGCTGCAAGTATTCAGGGCCGCATCATGGCCAACCAGGACGTTGGCGTCCAGGCAATGAATCTGCTTCGCCAGATGCTTGGGCAAATGGGCGCTACGCCGGCTGATGCGACGAAAATCGTGGTGACGGATGACGAAGAGGAGAAGGACGACCTCCTCGATTGAGGTTGGGCAAGCGCTAGAGCGTGTGAACGCGTACGCGCAAGCCGTCATCGACGGCCGTGAGATTGCCGGCCCCCATGTCAGAAATGCATGTCGCCGACATTTTGATGACCTAGCTCGTGGCCCCGAGCGTGGTCTCTGTTGGGATGATGACGCCGCTACACGAGTGTTTCGCTTCTTCGAGGAGAGGCTGAAACTCAGCGAAGGGCAGTTCGAGGGGACACCGTTCCAACTGCACCCGTCGCAAGCATTCAAGCTCGGTTCTCTGTTCGGCTGGAAGAACGCCCATGGCAATCGCCGGTTCCGGCGCGCCTATATCGAGGAAGGCAAGGGCAACGGAAAGTCGCCATTTGCTGGTGGCGTTGGTCTCTACGGGATGATGTCCGATCAAGAGGCTGGCGCCCAGATATTCGCTGCCGCGGCGACGAAGGATCAAGCAAACATTTTGTTCCGCGACGCGATCAAGATGAGAAACCAGTCTCCGAAGTTGTTGGAGCGCACGAAGACCAGCGGTGGCCCCGGCAAGGAGTTCAATCTTGCCTACCACGCGAAGAGCTCGTTTTTTCGCCCGCTTTCGAAGGAAGCCGGGAAGACGGGTTCGGGGCTTCGCCCGCATTTTGCGTTGTGCGATGAGGTGCACGAGCATCCTGACCGCTCTGTCATGGAGATGCTCGAGCGCGGGTTCAAGTTTCGACGGCAGCCGCTGCTGCTAATGATCACAAACAGCGGCAGCGATCGAAATACCGTTTGTTGGGAGGAGCACGAGCACGCGGTACGTGTTGCCGCTGGCACGCGCGAGCCCGACGACGATTTCACCTATGTCGGCGAAGTCATAGATGACACGACTTTTGCTTACGTGTGCGCCCTCGACAAAGACGACGACCCGCTCGAGGATCCAGCTTGCTGGAAAAAGGCTAACCCGCTTCTCGGCACAATCCTCACAGACGACTACCTCGCAGGCGTGGTGGCCCAAGCCAAGCAGATCCCGGGCAAGCTCAATGGCATTCTTCGGTTGCACTTTTGCCGCTGGACGGACGCCGACAAAGCGTGGATGCCGCGACCGACGATTGAAGGCGTGATGGGTGATTTCGATCCGGAGGAGGAGCACGCAGGGAAGTGCCTCTTCATTGGGTGCGACCTCTCTGCGTCAAAAGACATGACGGTCTTGGCATGCGCGGTTCCGACCGGCTTTAAAGAGATGGAGCGTACCGACGACTCACTGGTCAGACTCCCAACGTTTGACGCGTGGGTGGAGGCTTGGACTCCCGGTGATACGGTCAAGGCTCGCGCTGCAGCGGATAAGGCACCATACGAGCAATGGATTGCAGACGGCTGGCTCAATGCACCGCCTGGGACTCGCATTCGCTACGATTTCGTCGCGGCACGGGTTCAGCAGCTATACGAGCTCTTTGACATTCAGGGAATCGCCTACGACCGCTATGCCTACGACAAGTTCAGGGGCGAGGTGGAATCGCTCGGGGTCGTCGTCGAGCATGTGGCCCACCCACAGGGTGGGAAGGTGAGGGCACGGCCCGACGCTGCAAAGGTCGAGGCGGCCAAAATCGCTGGATTACCTGCGCCGCAGGGGCTCTGGATGCCCGGCTCAGTATCTGAGTTGGAGAATATGATTATCGACGGGCGTATCCGGCTCCGTCGGAATCCTCTCCTTATGACGGCACTGATGGGCTCGACATTCGATCGCGATCCGCAGGACAACCGGTGGTTCGTGAAAGCGAAGTCATCGGTGCGTATCGATGCAGCGGTGGCGCTCGCAATCGCGATCGGTTTTGCCTCAGACGGCATGCCTGACCCTGTTTCGCAAACCTCTCCCTGGGAAGATCCCAACTTCAAAATAGCGGTGGTTTGATGTGGCCATTTAGAAAAGCCGCCGCGGAAACGCGAGCGAGCCTGGAGAATCCGAGCGTTCCGCTCTCCGACGTTAACGCCTGGCGCACGCTGATGGGCGAGTGGCACGGCGTTGCTGGCGTTGTCGTGACGCACGAAACGGCGCTTGAAGTGCCGGCCGTGTGGTGTGCGGTGAACTTCATTGCCAACACGATCGCCAGTCTTCCGCTGCAAGTGTTCAAGAAGAGCGGAGAGGGACGTGACACCGTCGAGTCTGACCCGCTTTACGGCATCCTGCATGACGCGCCGAACGACGAGCTCACGTCGTTCATGTGGCGCAAGGGCATGATGATTAACGTTTTACTGCGTGGCCGCGGTGTTTCGTTCATCGAGCGAAACAAGGCCGGCAGGGTGATGAACATCTGGCCCCTCGACACCGACAAGCTGACGATCGAGCGCAAGAGCGGACGGAAGCTTTACCATTACGACGACGGTGGGCGGAAAGTCACCTATGCAGCTAACGAAGTCCTCGACCTGACTTTCATGCTGAAGCCGGATGGCGTCTCCCACGTCGACCCGGTAACGAAGCTGAGAGGTGCTGTTGGGCTTTCGCTTGCACTCGACGAGTATGCTCGCAAATTCTTTGCGAACGGCGGGGTTCCTCCGCTGGCACTCTATGGCCCGATGCCGTCACCAGCAGCCGCATCGAGGGCGTCGCAAGACGTCGAGAAGGCCGTCCGAGACGCCAACGCCGAGCGTAGAAACGTCATGATCATGCCGACAGGGCATGAATTGAAGGCCGTGGGCGTCGATCCGGATAAATCGCAGATGGTGGAGTCCCGCCGGATGCAGATCGAGGAGATCGCACGTATTTACGGCCTCCCGCCGGTCTTCCTGCAGGACCTAACACACGGAACGTTCAGCAACACGGAACAGCAAGACCTCGCGTTGACCAAGCACCTTATCTCTCAGTGGGTTAAGGCGTGGGAGCAGGAGTTAAACCTTAAGCTGTTTTCGGCGCGTAACCGCACCAAGTTCTGCGAATTCAACATCGACGGATTGCTCCGCGGCGAATTTCGCACCCGTATGGAAGGCTACGCCAAGGGCATCCAGAACGCCATTTACACACCCGATGAGGTGCGCGCGATGGAGAATTGGCCGAAGCATGGAGGTGAAGCGGAAAAGCTTCACATCCAAGGCGCCACTGTCCCTCTGGGTATGCAAAGCATGGTCGCGAAGCAGCCAGCAAACGACAACAAACAAGACGAGGCGGACGCCGCATGAAGAACATAGAAAAGCGCGGCGGCACGCTGGGCGTTGAGACCCGCGCCGGGGACGAGAAGCGGACCCTTGTTGGGTATGCGGCTGTCTTCGATGTCAGCGCCGATATCGGTGGCTGGTGGATCGAGCGCATTGCGCCCGGGGCTTTTGCTGAGGCGATCGCGGGCGACGTCAGAGCGCTAGTCGACCACGATGCCGGCCGCGTCATTGGGCGCACGAAGAGCGGCACTCTTCGCTTGTCAGAGGATTCCCGCGGCCTGGCCGTAGAGGTCGATGTTCCTGACACGACCGATGGCAACGACCTTTGGACGCTTGTCGAGCGGGGCGATATTTCTGGGATGAGCTTCGGTTTCGCCGTGAAGCATGATGAGTGGGACGAAACTGGCGAGATGCCGATCCGCACCATTCACAAGGTCGAACTCTACGAGGTGTCGGCGGTCGCGTGGCCAGCCTACGACGACACCGAGCTCGGAAAGCGTTCGCTGCAAGAGTGGCGGGACGCTCGTTCTGGCAACGAAGAAAACAGAGATCCGGCGGCAGCGCCGGTAAGCAGGGCGGGCCACAGAGCCCGCCTGAAAATGGACCTTGACCTCAGGGTCCGCAGCACGCGCTGACCAAGCGCTGTCACCCACCAAACCACCACAGTAAGGCCGCCATTCGCGGTCTTTTTTTATGGGAAGATGACATGAAAATTTCCGAACTGCGCGAAAAGCAGCAGAAGCTCGTTTCCGAGGCTCGCGCGCTCCTCGCTGATATCAAGGACGACACGGCAGAGGCACGTGTCGCCGAACTCGAATCCCAGCACGATGCCGCAATGGCCGAATACGACCGCCTCGAAGTGCGGATCAAGCGTGAAGAGGCCCTGGAAGCGCGCGAGCGCGACTTGAACGCCGCTGACGATCGCCGCCCGACCGGTGAAGATCGGTCGGTGCAGGGTGGTCGGCAGGAGAACGCCGACGAAGCCCGCGCTGCCGCCTTCCGGAGCTATCTGCGTCACGGGCTCGAAGACATGCCGGCCGAGGAGCGTAAGATCGTTCGCGAGATGCGCGCTCAGGCTGTCGGCACCGATTCCAAGGGCGGTTACCTTGTGCCAGAAGGCTTCATGGCCGAACTGGTCAAGTCGCTGAAGGCTTGGGGTCCGATGCTGGATCCAGGCGTCACTCGCGTGCTGACCACGACCGCCGGCAACTCGATCCCGTGGCCGACTATGGACGACACCTCCAACGAAGGTTCGCTCATTGGCGAGAACACGCAGGTGACCGAGACCGAAGTGGCATTCGGCACCAAGACACTTGAGGCGTACAAATACACCTCCGGTGTCGTGCTGGTCTCCGCCGAGCTCCTGCAGGACTCGGCTATTGACGTCGAAGGGACTGTGCGTTCCGCGATGGCGGAGCGTATTGGCCGGATTGGCAACCGCCACCTGACCGTGGGCGACGGTTCCGCGAAGCCCAACGGCATCGTCACGGCAGCCACCGCTGTGACCGGCGTTGCTGCTGCCGCTGCGCTCACCTTCGACGACATGATCGAGCTGTTCCACGCAGTCGATCCGGCGTACCGCGATGACCCGTCGGTTCGATTCATGTTCAACGACGGCACGCTCAAGTCGCTGCGCAAGATCAAAGACACCGTTACGGGCAACTATATCTGGCAGCCCGCCGATGTAAGGACGGGCGCCCCGGCGACCATTCTCGACAAGCCCTATTCTATCAACCAGGCGATGGCTGCGATCGGCGCATCCAACAAGTCCGTCGCGTTTGGCGCGTTCAATCGCTACGTCGTCCGCATGGTTCGTGAATTCGCGATCCGCCGCCTCGTCGAGCGCTATGCTGATTACGATCAGACCGGTTTCATTGGCTTCACTCGCCTCGACGGCGAACTGCTCGATGCCGGCGCAGTCAAAGTCCTGCAGCACGCTGCATCCTAATAGGGAGCGGGCGGCCAAGCGCCGCCCGACCACCTCATGAACGTACGAGTTACATCAAGCCTCGCCGGAGATGGCTTCACCTATGGCTGGGGGCAGATCGTCGACGCCGACGTTTTTGCCGCCAAAGTTGGCGCTGGATGGGAGCGCAAGTGCGAGCCCGTTGAAGAGACAGCCGCTGCTGTGCCCACCCCAGAAGCTGCCGTTGCGCGGCCGGCACTTGAGACAGCCACCAAAAGGCGACGCAAATGAACGAATGGACACGGCTGGTCAGAACGGTTGCGCCGGCAGGACCGGCCGTGACCCTCGCAGAGGGTAAGCGCCATCTGCGCGTATTCCACGACGATGACGACAATGACATCACCTCTATGATTGCAGCCGCGGAAGCATCGATCGAAGGCCCGAGCGGCATTGGCATTGCGCTGCTTTCGCAGACCTGGCGGCTGTCGCTCGACCATTTCCCCTGCGAGATCATCGTTCCACTTGGCCCGGTGACAGCCGTGACGTCGGTCACGTACCGAGATGATGCGGGCGTAGAGCAGTCTGTGACGGGCTTGCGATACGACTTAGACCAGCAGCCGCTGCGGATCTGGTCCGCGAGAGACGCATCGTGGCCGTCAATCGTGTGCGAACCGGGAGCGGTGAAGGTCACGTTTGAATGCGGCCATGAAACTTTGCCGCAGGATCTCCGATGGGCGCTGCTGCTGCTTGTTGGCCACTTCTACGAGAACCGTGAAGCGGTAGCGGACGGCGGCTTGTCTGAGTTGCCGCTAGGCGTCGCATCAATTCTTGAACGCTACAGAGTCGGCCGAGTGGCCTGACTGAAAAGGACATTTCATGGCAGACCTAGTCTTGACGCCCTCCGCAATCATCGCGGGCTCGAATTCCGCGCAAGAACACGGCACAGCCGGCGAGACGATTACCGCCGGCAAAGCCGTCTACAAGAGCGCTACCACCAAAAAGTGGATGCTGGCAGACAGCAATTCGGCAACTGCCGCCGCTCGCCAGGCGGGTGGGATCGCTCTTAACGGAGCATCGGATGGTCAACCTATCACCGTTCACAAAAGCGGCGACCTTACTGTGGGTGCCGTCCTGACCGCCGGTGAAGCAGTATACCTTAGCGACGCGGCAGGCGGCCTGTGTCCTCTCGCCGATGTCGGCGCTGGTGAATATGTCTGCCTTATCGGCCTCGCGAAGTCGACGACCGTCCTTGCTGTCGACATCCAGTTCCCGAACGTCGCGCTTTGATGTGGGTGAGTTTTCTGGCTGATTTCGACTGGAAACCTCGACCACCCGTCACCATTGCCTTCAAGGCTGACACCACCCGTAATGTGACGCGCGCTTGCGCAGCCGCAGCCGTTGCGGCGGGGAAAGCACTTCCAACCGAAAGGCCGGCAGATGCCCGCAGGCAAACTTCGCTCGAGGCTACACTTCCAACAGCGCACCACAGGGGATGACGGGTACGGCGGAATCGTAGTCGGCGACTTCGCAACAGTATTCACTGACGCGACCGAGATCATCCCGCGAATGGGCTCTGAGGCCGTAATGGGCGCTCGCCTGCAAGGGCTGCAGCCGGTGACTATACGCGTGCGCTCGCATGTCGCTACGCGCGCCCTGGACGCCACATGGCGGGCGGTTGATGCTCGGTCTGGCGCCGTCTACGCAATCACTTCGCCACCTGTGAACGTGTCTCAGAAAAACGACTACATCGACATGCTGGCGACAATCGGCATGCAGGCAGACGCATGACGAAGGTCGTTGGCCTGGACCGCCTTAACAAGAAGTTGGCGCTTCTGCCGATTGTGGCGCAGCGGAAAATTCGCGATGCCATGGAAGATGGTGCCGCTGAAATCGTCAGAATGATGAAGTCGCTTGTCCCAACTGATAGCGGCGCCCTTAAAAACAGCATCGACTGGACGTGGGGTTCCGCGCCGAAAGGCGCCCTGACCATCGCAACGGTGCGCGGGCAGGGCATTCGCAGCACCGGTAGCGAAAACACAATCACGATCTACGCAGGCAATGCTGACGCTTATTACGCTCGCTTTGTCGAGTTCGGGACGGCAGCCCATACGGCTGGCGGCATGTTCGCGGGCGCGACGATCCCAGCCATTGCAGCCTCGCCCTTCTTCTTTGTTTCGTTCAGGGCGAATCGGAAGCGCGTCAAAGGTCGCATCACGCGCGCAGTGAACAAAGCGGCCAGAGAAGTGGCAGCGGGAGGCGGCTAGTGGATCCGACATATGAGCTCACTGCCACCATCATATCGCGATTGAAGGCCGACGCGACGGTTGCTTCTTTTGTTGGCTCCCGCGTCTACGACCGTCCACCGGATGGAGACCAGCCATCGCCCTACATTTCGATGGGCCCATCCGACGCACTCTCAGACGATGCAGATTGCCTCGATGGGCTGGAAATCACACTGCAGATCGACTGCTATTCGTGGGGGCCGAATGAAGCTTTCGGAAGCGCGGAAGTCAGGAAGCTTTCGGGGGCCGTTCGCGCTGCGCTGCACGAGGCTGAAATTACTCTTCCTGCCAATGCACTGGCGAGCCTTCGGCACCGAATCACGCGCTACCAACGCGAAAGCGACGGCGCCACCAATCGCGCGATAATCAGCGTTACGGCGTTCGTGGAGATCACGTAGCCGCCATCACCAATCACCACCACATCACGGTCGCCAATGAGCGGCCTTTTTTATGGAGACACAAAATGGCGGCACCAATCACTGCGCGCTTTGGCAAATTCCGTGTCCTGCTCGACCTGGCGGGAACTGGTACCTACACCGCACCTTGCGGGTTTACGTCCAAGTCGCTTTCGCTGACGAAGTCGCTCTCCGAAGTCGCTCTTCCGGACTGCGAAGATCCCGACAAGCCCATTGTGTTGGGCCGCGACGTGGAGAGCATTTCCGCATCTGTTTCCGGCGAGGGCG